TATCCAGAAACATCACCATTAGAGTCATGTCTAGCGATTTTTACGTTCTTGAAAATATCCAAAAACTGTATGATAGTTTTTCTTATTGATGAGTAGTAATAATACGTGCGCATCTAACACTTCCTCTCAAAATCTATAGATATTGATGTAATCCTTATCTACACTCAGAACCCATAAATTGATGAATCCACATCTGAATATGCGTCAATATCATCTGAAGCATCATCTATCCACTGATTCTCACCAAATGCAGTCAAAGGTTCTGATAATGTATTATCTAAATCATATGATATGTCTTCAGCAGAAGATGATTGATCACTGAATCTATATGGTTTCAATAAGAACTCCCATACCATCTTCTTCAATTGAAATATACTGCCTTCAGCTGGCACATCAACCATTTCATATGATTTCTGATTCCATACGGTCTGTATAACATCACCAGGCTTTGGTTGATATGTTGCACTGATGTCCCTTATGAATGTAGATTTAGGCATCCATGCATATTGTATCTGGTCAATGGAAACTATACCAAATGGGTCAGTCATAGTAGTTTCTTCTGTAACATCATATACCATCTTGCTTTCTCTGGCATCAAGATATGCTGTATTGGTACTTTCACCATACAGTTGATCCATCTCTATATCTTCATTTCGTATATAGTAATTTATCTTTGCACCAGAAATGTCATTATATTCTACTATTGCACTATCAAACAGATCATGTTCAATATTAGAATCACTAATATTATATAATTCCCATTTTGGTTTCTCAAGACGATTATGGGCCATTATTATTCACCTTTCAGTTTCTTAATTTCCTCTTCTAAGACTGAGATTCTTTCATTCATCTTATCAAGAATACTTGGGTTTTCCTTCTCCACTTTCTTCTTGTTTTCATTCAACATTTCTTCATAAACTTTTTGTAACTTATCCATTTTACTCTCCTTTACTGTATTAGTTTTGCATCAACCTATCTCGATGCCGTAACCCTCATAAACTTCCCTTAGATACAAATCCTCCATTAATCTTTCCATCTGGTCATTAGCCTCACTTATGAGTGAATCACCATCCATACTTATACCTTGATTACCTAATGAACTAAATTGACCAAACTTTCTTCTTACAAGCCCCAAGACTCTAGTAGCATATGCTGTAGCATAATCAAATATCCAAGATGATGTAAGAAAATGTGGATCTGTATCACCGTTAGCATAATCTGGGTCAAGTGTCGAACCTTCTACCATATATGCCCTTATTAACATAAATCCTGGTGAATCTATTGTGATTTCCTGCCCTACCACCTCTTCCCCTTGTGCATTCAAGTACTTAGGTGTATATGTTAAACTACCACCAGAAGGGGGTGGTGGTTGTATCTCTAACTGGTTAGTATATCTATGATATTTAAAGTTATATGCATCGGGTGTATATCTTTTCAATGTATCAAGAAAGTCTCTTGCAGCATGATATGATACAAGTGAATAACCAGCCGCACTTGTATTTAGTAAAGATTCAAACATTCCATTAGAATATAGATAATTCTCTACTGTAAATAGTGTATTGATACCACTACTTATACCCATAGCATCATATGACAATACTTCTACACATCCAGTTGGCATATCATATAGATATTGACCAGCAGATAATGGTGTCGTGAAGAAAACTTCAGACGTCGCGTTTCCTGCACTCCACTTAATCCATTTATCTCTTGCGTAATCTATTGAATCTGTCAATTGAGAATAATCCAATTCAATTTTTACCATAGGGTATCCCAATCTACGCTTTATCTTCTCTGCTAGTTGTGTCTTAGTTGTCAAAATTAACACTCCTCTATTCTTAATTGTCCATATCTACATCCATCTTGTTGATGTGTTTCTTTATGACAGTCTGAACATAATGTAATACAATTGTCTATATCTGCACTTAGTAGTGGTTCAATACTTACGGGTTGTATATGGTGACATTGTAATTTATTAGTACTACCACATTTAACACACTCATATTCATCACGCTCAAGAACCATCTGCCTTAATTCTGGTTGAACTTCACGTTGAAGTTCTAACCATTGTAGTCTACCTGCTCGTATTGCATCCTCTCTTTCAATCTGTTCTGGTGATTTATTGAATATAGAACATGAGTTCTTACATGAGTTAGAACAATAGAATCTATTTTCATTATTATAATTACCCTTTATATATTGGGATCTATTATGTGCATTTACCAAACTTGGAATAAACCATTTATCACACTTGAAGCATCTAACTTCTAACACATTGGGATCATTCTTATTCCGTCTAACCTCTTCACACCATTCTATTTGTGGTGCGTATGTATCATATAGTGGTAAGCCTTTTGATGCATATCCTGATCTTGATAAAGATATTTTTTGTGATATTTCATTTTTGAAATCTTCATCCATCCATTGAATTTTCAATCTTTCGGACAACGATTCTCTATATTCTATGCTGTTATACTTGCTATTTGGATCTTTCCATAATTTTTTAATAATCTCAGATTGATTCTTCTTAAACTTGTTTGATCTTTTTTTACCTTTCAATTTATTTCTATATCCATCAGTATTGTATATACTATTTGGATCTTTATAACTATTTTTTTTATTTTCACTCAATTTTCTTTTTGTCTCTTCTGTATGATATTTACCATACATTGGATTATTACTACCATCTTTTCCACATGATGTACTACAAAATTTACCAATACTTTGAATTAATGATAAAAACTCATCCCCACACTCTTCACATACCTTCAAATAATATGTAACATTCTTTACAATATCCCTAAAATTACCATATTTACTAAGTCTTATATTCTCAATATTATCCCAACATAATTTCATAATACTAACCCCCTCAATAGGTTTATTAGTTAGGAGTAAGGTTAAGTGATTGAGGCACCTAGCCAACATCCGTCGATGCTGTCCTCCCATATTACTATTTATATTTAATTTGAAAATGTATTATTATTCATCCAAGACCAATCATCTTCTATATTCATATCAGCATCAGTCAATATACCCCATCCATCATCTTCTTTCATCTTTTTATCATCACTGAATTCAAATGACTCATCAAGTATACCCATTTCTAATATATAACAAGCCCAGTATAGACCAGATACCAAATCATCTGGCATATTTTCACCATAAAACTTATTACCCTTCTCTATAAAGGATGTCAATTGAGCTATAGTGTTTTCATCTACCAACTCTAGTGAATAATCCTCAATAAGCTTCTTCATAAGTAATACAGCCCTTGGTTTTGTGCTTCTTGTGGCTCTTACTCCAAGATTTGCTACTTTTGATCCAGTATTTACAAGTCTATCATTCTCAATATTCCACCATAACTCATTCACAACTGATGCACCCTCAGCATTATTCTCTACCATTATATATGCCTTGTTATAATAGTTACATACTCTATCTATTATCTTTGAGAAGTTATATACATCTGTCATGTTATCTTTGAACACTGCAACCTGTTTCAATTTCACTGGAACCATGCTTACTAATTCTAATACCTGTATAGTAGAATCATGTTCACCCGTTCCCTTACCTATATCACACCCTAGAACATATTTCTTTCCAGCTTCTGGTTTCTCATATATGAGTAGGTTATCCTCAAGCTCTCTGAGTATTGGAGTTTTGTAATTATCTATAAGAGTTTCAAGCACCTTTGGATCAATTACGGTCTTAGAACTACCAAGAAATTCACAATTATGATTAACAATGTCATTTCCAATGTATAGATTACCATCAACATCTATTGGATCATATACATCCTTTATTGTGTTTGTATCCTCTATATTAATTACTTCTACTGGTCCATTAATACTTTCTATGATATCACCAGATTTTAAATTACCAGCCAGTTTATCACCAAACAGATGATCTTTTGTGACATCAAGATACTCACCATTGGAGAAATTAAACCTAATAACATTTTCATATTTTCTCCGAATACCATCAAATGTTTTAAATCCATCTGGTGTCAATATCTTATATTTTGTATTCTTGATAAACATGCTTCCATGTTTTTCCATCTATTACCCTCTCTATACATTGTAATGTAACATCATATTCTTTATATATTGTAGATGATAAGGCCCTTTTATATGACATCTTTATACCATTTCGTTGTGTTTTACCAACACTTCTTAATTTTATGTTATACTTAAAATATAAATCAAGTATCTCTCTAACATCATCTTCATTGAGTTTTGTATATGCAACTATACCTTTTCGTGATTCACTCATCTTTCTCAAAATTTCTTTTGAATAACATCCTGTCTTGCCTTTGTTCCAAGGTATATAATCTTTTTTTGCTATACTCATTTTCTTTCTTGTTTCTTCTGTTGGAATCCAACCATATGTACCTGCATCACCACCAATGGTAAGATTATATCCATTCTCATATGAGTCATACTGCTTTATATAGTGAAACTCCATTTCATCCATTTCTTCTTTAGAATTACACTCACATAAGACTTCCCATTGAAAATTATCCCATCCATATTTTTTAGCAGCATTATAAAAATTGTTAATTCTGTTATGTTTACATTTATTGATATGTTCAGATTTTCTTATTCTCAATGATTTTATAGTTTGACCAATATAACACTTACCATTAATATTGTTTGTAGCCTTATATATTACCATTATAATATTCCTCCTTATAATGGTATTTATATAAATCCTAGAAATTTTATGGCGAAATGTGTTTAAAAAACTCTCTCATAGTTATTTTTTGTATTCTTTTATTTTCATCCTCAACTGTTATATATGTATCACCACTAACACATGAAAACTCTTGCCTAAACTTCTGGTCACCAATGTTTTTCAACTGTTCATCTGCCCATTCTTGATCTCTTCCAGGCACTCGTTGCCATGATACCTTCATTGGTACAAACGTATTTCGTTTCTTCTCTGCTCTATCATAC